TGCTGCTGTAAAGATTGCGAAGGATGCTGCTGATGCTGCTGCTACAACAGCTAATGCTGCTTTGCCTAAAGCTGGTGGCACAATGACAGGCAACTTGATTCTTGATAATGCAAAAGAATTAAGACTAAGCGAAGGTGATAGTGATGGAGCTAATTACACAGGATTAAAAGCACAGGCACAAACAGGAGATATAACACTTACTCTTCCTGCTGTTGCTCCTACTGCTGGTCAGGTTCTTAAGGCTAATGCGTCAACACCTACAACTTTGGAGTGGGGAACTGATAGTGCAACTGACTCAACAAAAATGCCTCTTGCTGGTGGCACGTTCACAGGAGATGTCACTTTTACTGGGGATAGTTCAAATGGGTTATGGGATAAGTCAGCGAGTGCTTTTGTTGCGAACTTAACTGGAAATGTAACGGGTAATGCGAGTGGAAGTGCTGCAACGGTTACGGGTGCTGCTCAATCTGCAATCACTTCTCTTGGAACGCTTACTGGGTTAAATGTTTCAAGTACAAGTACTTCTGTTATTGCAGGAACTTCTAATACCAATGTTTTATCAGTAAGAAATACTACTCTTGGCAACGGTACTGTTGGGATCTTAATGAGTACCCAAAACCATGCTAGT